GCCGGCGTGCCGGACCCGGCGTTGCCGTCGACGAAGAAGCCCTCGGTGCCCGAGTCGGAGAGCGACGGCAGCGAGGCCGCAGCGGTCGAAGTACGGATGCGCTTCATCGATCAGGTCTCCGTGTACCAGTAGAGGACGCGCGTGTGCGCCGGCTTCAGCGCGTTGACGAGACACTCCAGCTCGTCACGGCCCCAGTCACGCAGCGGGTCGTTGCAGTCGTCGTTGCACGTGCACTCGAACAGGTCCGTCATCGGCAGCACGAGTGCCCAGGTGTTCATCCAGGCGGGGCCGTAGATCGCCGCGTTGCAGTCGTCGTTGCAGTCCGCCCCATCGAACTCGACGATCTCGCCCTCGAGGCCGAAGCGATCCGCGACCAGCTCGAGGAAGTACGCGCGCGACTGGCCGCCGGCCCGGGCCCGGAGCTTCGCCCAGGCCGCCTCCTGCCGCCGGGCGATCTCGGTCGATGCCCCGCCGCACTCGGGAAGCCCGAGGGCGTCTTCCCAGGCGTCGAGCGCGGCGTCACCAGCGCGTCCGGGATGGACGGCCGCGAACGCGTCCTCGACCGCGAGCCGCACGCGCCCGAGCTCCTTCGCTGCAGCGACGAGCAGGAGCCCGGCGGCCGACCCGAAGGTGAAGCGGTAGAAGCGCCCCGGCGGGAGATGCTGCCCGAGGCGCCGCGCGTACTCCTGCGCCCAGGCGCTGGCGCTCGCGTCCGGCCCGATCACACCCACGTGATGGCTCCGTCGGCGAGGGTCGGGATCTCGCCCGCTCCGTGCGTCAGATCGCCAGGGTCAACCGCGCCGCCGCCGCCGTCCATCGTGAGCAGCTCGTGGTGGTCCTCGCCCTTCGCGCGGGAGATCGCCGCGTCGAGCACGCTCCGGGGTACCGTCCCGCTGGGCTCCACGGTCCGGAAGAGCGCGCGGATCTCGGCGTAGATCGCCGCCTTCACGTCGTCGAGGAGCGCGCCCGTCTCAGCGGCGACGGACATCTCGAACGCCCACGGCTTCGCCACCGGCGCCGAGACCGTCACGTGCGCGGTCACGGGACGCCTCGCGTCAACGTAGGTCTGCACGGTCGTCACCTGGCCGCCCGACGGGATCGGGTCGTCGTCGGAGACCGTGAACCGCACGAGGACGGTGCCCTCGCCCGCCCACAACGGCGTGACCCACACGCGCGCGACGTCGACGCCGGACTCCTTCGTCCACTTCTCGTAGTCGGCGACGGCGCCGCCCTGAGGCGGCTTCGCGAGACGCTCGAGCGTTCGGCCCTTCAGCGCCTCGAGGCTCTCCTCGTCGAGGCCGGTCGTCGTCGTAGCCGACACCGCCGCCGAGGCCGCCACGCCCGCGATCGGAGTGGCGAGCTTCAGGATCACGCCGGCATCGCAGTTGCCGGCCTTGCCCGCGGTGTCGGCCTGCACGGTGACGGTGCCCTCGCCGGAGCCGTCGAGCGTCACGAGCGTGGTCGACAGGTACTCAGCGCCGTCGTCGCGGACGTACGTCGTGCCCGCCGGGATGTCGGTCGCCGGTGTGCCCGTCGCGTCGACCTCGAGGGTCGCGCGCACGGCGGCGCGGCGCTTCACGTCGAGCACGGATGCCCAGAAGGTGACCCCGTAGCTCGTGGCAGTCCACGGGTGCAGTTCGGTGACGGCCTTCTGCACGAGCCCGTAGAGCCCGTGAGCCACGGCAGCCTGCGAGCGCGCGAGCGCCCTCGGGAACGTCCGCCGGATCGTCGCCGCCGCTCCGAGCTCGTCGAAGTAGTCGGTCGCGACGCGCGAGATCAGCGTCCGCAGGGTCGGGATCGGGAAGATGGACGCCACGGGTCAGGGCCCTCCAAGAACGACGGTCGAGGCGCCGTCGATGAAGATCTCGAGCCGAATCTGTCCCGCCGTGTCACCTGGCCGCGCCACCGCTGACACCGTCGATGCGAGTCCGTCGCGTCTGAGCCAGAGGAGCGCCTCGGTGGCGTACTGCTCGGCGCGCCGCAGCTCGGCGTCCGTGATGACTCCCGACAGCGTCCAGAGCCGGGACCCGAACCGGTCGCCCGTCTCGTCGTACGCGTCGGCCCACCAGCCCCGGGGGCCATCGGCGGCGGTGTCGTCGCGCGCGTCCGTGAGCAGCGACGCGAGCACGAGCTCTTCGATCGTGCCGAGCGGGTCGCCCGGCAGGATCGGCAGGAGCCCGCTCGAGACCGGGCCGTCATCGGCGAAGACGTGCCAGGCCATCAGTCGGACCTCGTGACGTTCGATCCCGCGGTGATGGTCCCCGTGAGGGTGATCGGGGCCGGGTTCATCGTGGCGACCACGGCCGTCACGACGCCGCCGACGATGGTGGGGACGATCGCGACCACGACTGTCCCCGCGGGGATGGTCACGGAGACGGAGTCACCCTCGCGCGCGACGCGGTGCGCTGCGTTGTTCGAGCCGAGCCGCACGTCGCCGCTCTTCACGACGACGCGGTCGTCCTCGAGCCGCACCTGTTTGCCGTGGGCGTTGTAGGCGACGGCCTCCCCGGGCCCGAGATCCGTCGGTCGGTGACGACGGTCGACGACGGCGAGCACGATGGGATGCTCGGGACCGAGCACCCACGTGAGCAGCGCTTCGGCGCCCGCGAGCGGCCGGGCCGTCCAGCCGAAGGGTTCGAAGTGCTCGCCCTCATCGACCGGGGCCGTCGCATCATCGCCCTGGCGCGCCTGGACGACCTGCAGCTTCCGCGAGGCCTGGACCGCGGAGACGACCGCTCGCCGGATGAGCTCGATCATCGCGCGCGCCCGCTCTCGCCAGCGGTCCCGCCGGCGGCGCGCCGAACCGTGTCGAGGACCGTGGCCGCGTCCTGGATGTCGTACCCGCCGGCCGAGCGCTTGCCCCGAGTCTTCAGCGTCGGCGTCGTCAACAGCTCGTAGCCCTCGCGCGGGCCGAGCTCGAGCGAGGTCCGGAAGGTCGACGCGTCGAGACGGTGCTCGACCGACACGACCAGGAACGTACCGTCGACGAACTCGTCCGGGTCGATGACCCGTGCCAGCGTGTTCGGCGTCCAGATCTCGCCGTCGCGCGACCAGCCCGGGACCTCGTACGACAGGGTGATGCTCTTGCCGTACCGCGTCGACGCCTCCCACCGCGCACGGGCAAGGCATGCCGCGGCGTCCGCGCGACCCTGCGACTCGACCACCAGCAGGCGGCGCCGGCGCGGCCCGTCGTCGGCCGCGGTCGCCGACGCGAACAGGGACACGCCGAAGTCGGCGTCACCCCCGGCACGCTGGCCGTGACACCGGATCTCGGAGAAGCGCTGCTCGGAGTCTCCGGACACCGAGCTCGACAGGATGTTCCGGCCACGCTCAATCGTGCCCGCTCGGCGAACGCCAGCGCGCGTCAATACGAGGCGGCCCTCGGCGTCATCGGTGAGCAGCACGCCCCGCACGCGCGCCGCCCGCTCGAGCGCGGAGTACACGGTCTCGGTCCGGCTCTCCAGCGCGAACGACATCACAGTCGCATCGCCCGCCTGGTCGACGACCTCGACTCCGTACGGCGCGCAGAGGTCCGTGGCGATCTGCACGAGCGTGCGGCCCGTCCAGCGACCGACGTGGTCGGCGGTGCAGTCGACGATCTCGCGCGTCTTGCTCCGGCCGCTCACCGCCAGCCGGTTGCTGGACTCGGCACGGCTCGACTGGACCCGGCCGACGACGCCCGTGATGACCTTTCGCCCGTCGAGCCAGACCTCGCAGTCGGCGTCCAGCGGGATTGCCGGCGACGTCTCGCCGGGCTGCCGGATGGCCTCCAGCGAGAACGACCGGCAGGCCGTCTCGATGGACGTCGACACCTGGACCGAGGTCCACCCCGTGAAGCGCGCTCCGCCGACGCGCAGCTCGACAGGAGCCGTCATGCGCTCGCCACCTTCACGGGTCCGAGCAGGGCCCCCGGGTCGGCGGCATCGTTCCGCGCGACCAGGTCGTCCGCCCGGTCGGGGTCGCCGTACAGCCGGTGTGCGAGCAGGACCGCCGACTCGACCTCGTAGAGCGTGACGGTCTCCACCGGCACGAGGTCGCCCGCGATGGTCGCGACCGTGGCATCGAGCGCCGCGCGGAGATCGGCGAGCGCTGCCGCGGTGTCCGGCGTCGCGATCTCCTCCTCGCTCTGGATGGCGTCGGCGAGCACTCCGGCGGTCTCGTTCGCCGCGGTCGACGACGGGAACGACCACGAGGGCACGATCTCCGCGGCCCGGATGAGCGCCCCGACCGCGAGCAGCTGCCGGATCGCCACGGCGTTCGTGTCCGCTTGCGCGTCCGAGTCGGTCGGGTAGCTGCCCAGGACCGTGACTTCTGGCGACGAGCGCGCCGACGCCTGCAGCGCGAACAGATCCGCGATGTCGGCGAACAGCGCGAGGACCGCGTCCGCAAATCGCTGCGGCGTCTCGAGCAGCGTCCGGACGTTCGCCTTGATTTCGGCGATCCGTGCGACCGCGGCGCGCGCGTCTCCGACGACCGAGAGCGCGGCCGCGACCCCATCGAGCCCGGCGTTGACGACCGCCTCGGCTTCATCGAGGACGCCGTCCGCGAGGTCGCCACCCACCGCCAGCGCGGCGAGAAAGTCGTCGAGCAGCGAGGCGCGTGCCCCAGCGACGGCCGCCTCGAGCAGACCCGTCGAGTCCGCCAGCGGCACGTACGGCGCCGGGTCGATCTCGGTTGCCTCGAACGACACGGTGAAGCGCTCGTGCCGGACGCGATCGCCCTCGACCGAGAACGCGCCGATCTGGACCGTCAGCTCACCGTACAGCGGGTGGACGAGTACGCCCTCGCCGATCTCGAGCGCCGCCCGCAGCGCCAGGGAGCGCGCGACGGACCCCTCGCCGTGGATGAAGCCCTCGATACGGTGTCGGCGGGCGCCGAGCCCGAGGACTTTGCCCTTCGTCGTGTCCTCGAGCTCGTACACGTCGCCGCGCACCTGGCCGGAGACGCCGTGCGTGTCGACCTCGAATCCAACGCCTCGGAAGCTGGCCGGGCGGATCTGCTCGGTCCACGTCATCGGGTGGCCCCCGCGTTGCCGAAGACCCCGCCGAAGCCTCGGCGCCCGAGGTCCGCCGAGACCTTGGCGCCGCCGCTCTTGCCCTGGACCTCGGGGCGCGCGCCGGGCGGAAGGCCGTCGAAACGAACGACGATCTCCTCGATGCGGTCGTTCGCGCGCACCCGGCCGGCGATGTCGAACGGGGACGTGGCGCGGCTGGTGCGGATCGCGTCGTTCAGAGCGCGGAGCTGGTCGAGCGAGGCGCCCCGGTCCTGCAGCTGGTTGTAGAGCCTGATGCCCGAGTCGCCCTTCGACATCTCGCGGGCCACGTACTGCCGAGCGATCTCGCGCGAGGACTGCGGAGCGGGACGGCCGGTTAGAGCCCCGAGCGAGCCGACAAGGATGTCGAGCGCTCCGCCGCTGCGGGTGTAGAGCTGTCGCCCACGCTCGTCGACGCCCGTCGCGGTGTCCTGCGGACCGAGCTGATTCGCCGTGTACTCGATGCCCTTGGCCCCAGCGTAGGCGGCTGCAGCCAGCGGCCCGAACCAACCAAGCCCCGCGGTCGCGGCTGCCTTGGCGGACGACTCGGCGGCCGCCACGTTGACCGGCAGCCCAATGGCGTTCAGCGCCTCTGCCTGCGCGACCGCCGCCGCGCCTGCACGCGCCGCCGCTATGCCTGCGACGGCAGCGGCAAGACGCGTCAGAGAGCCGATGACGGCGCCGGCGGTGAGCAACTCGAACGCCCCCTTGAGCCCGCCGATTGCGTCGGTCGCCGCGCTGATCGCGGAGCCGATCTTGCCGACGGTCTCCCACACCGTGACCGCCGAGCTCTTGATCGACTCCCAGCCGCCCTCGTCGAGCCACTTGCGCGTGGCGGTGTAGGCGTCGTGCAGCGCGGTTGCGGCCGTCTTGATCGCGCCCGAGATCCGCTCCGCGAGCCCGGCCCGGTTCTCGTTCAGGTAGCTCGTGATCGACTGCGTGAACTCCAGGACGGCGGGCGCCAGGTCAGTCGCGATCTGGCGCTTCAGGCCCGCCCACGAGTAGCCGAGCCGCTTGTTCGCGTCGTCGACCTCCCCGGCGAGCTGCGTCTGTGCCTCCGTCAGGACCGAACCCGAAGCCCGTGCCTCCTCGCGGAGCCGCTGCAGCCCAGCGGCGCCAAGGTCGCCGAACTTGAGCCAGGCCGTGCCCGCCCCGCCGAGGGCCGTCCGCATGAACGCCGCCCGCCTCGTGACGTCCGGGATCCGGCGGGCCGCCTCGACGATGACACCGACGGCCTCGTCCGGGCTCTGTGTCCCGAGCAGCTGCGCGAGCAGCGCCTTCCCGTCGCGGCTCTTCCGGAGCTCGGAGTACAGCGCGCCGGTGTGCAGCTTAGCCTTGCCGAGGTTCTGATTCAGCTTGGCGACGCCGGCGTCGAACTCCTCCATCGACAGGTCGGAGAAGTCGGCGGCGTACCGGAGCTCTTGCAGTGCGCCGACGCCGATGCCCAGCTTCGTCGCACTGGCCGAAACCTCGTCGCCTGCCTGCACGAACTCGTCCACCAGGCCGTGGATCGCGTGCGCTGCGAGACCGAGACCGGTCAGCAGGCCCGCCGAGCCGAATAGCCCGAGCTTCGCGACGGAGAAGAAGCCGGTCGCCGCAGCCTTCGACAGGCCGAACGCCGCTCGCGCCGCGCCGCCGACGCTCGTCATGGACGTAGCGGTCGAGGCGGCGCCGGCCTTGATCCGGTCCCAGGTCTTGCCCGCGTCGATGCCACCTCGGCGGAGCTCGGCCACCGCGAACGACCGGAACGCGGACCGATAGGACTTCAGCTCCTTCGTGGCTTTTCGGATCGCGCCGGACGACGAGTCCTTCGTCGTTATCTCGGTGCTGACCTTGAAGTCCGACACGTGGGAGCCTCAATTGTGGCGAGGACGTCTGACCACCAGCGGATGGCCGGGCCGTCGAGGTTGTCGAGCTCGCTCGGCGCCCACCGGAACACGAGCGCCAGGTCGACTAGGCAGAGCTGCCAGTCGGCCGGGAATTCCGGAAAAAACGGGCACACGCCTCGTCGAGCCGGCGGAAGTCGTTCCCGTCGAGGGCATCGATCTCGGACGCGGTGAGCGGCGGGCTCGACAGCGCGCCGATCAGGTAGGCCGCGGTCTGGTGCCCAGTCAGTGCCTCGATCTCGCGCAGGTGCTTCGCCTTCGGACGGCGGAGCACGACTTCGGCGATCTGCGCGCCGCCCGCGGCGAGGCACACGATCGGCTCGTTCAGCGCGATGCGGATCTCGGGGATGTACTTCGGCTCGCTCACGACGCGACCTCCTCGATCGGCGCCGAGAGCGGGTAGATCTCGATCCCGAGCTCGCCCTTCTCGTTCACGCCACCGGTGACCTTCAGCGCGGCGCGCGGGTACGTGTGCGTCAGGTGACCGACGATGACGCGGACGGTCGCCTCACGGATGTTCGCGAGGTCCTTCAGCACGCCGGTCTTCTCCGGGACCTGGATGGTCCCCGTGATCTTCGCGGTCTTGTGCATCTCCTGGAGGATCTTGGTGCCGTCGAGGCACGTCTCGACCTCGAGGTCGGTGGTCGTCGGATCCGACTCGAAGGAGCTCTTGAAGCTGAGCGCCTTTCCGTCCGCGGCCACCTCGACGCTGCCGAACTTGCGGGCCATGGCTTACCCCACCTTCACGCGGGCGAGGCCCGCGACCTGGTACAGCGGCGCCGTCATGTGCAGCGGCGCGAGGAAGTTGATCCGGTTCGCGTTGTCCGCATCCGGCTCGACGTTGAGCGCGCCCTTGAACTCCTCGAGCCCGCGCGTCAGGGCGTCCGTCGTGGCCTCCTGGTAGACCGACAGGATGAGCGAGCGGATGTCCGACGGGCGGACGACCTTGATCCCCGCGCGCACCGGCACGCCGTCCTCGACGATGATGTGCGCGGGGTAGGTGGCAGCGATCGTGTCGTGCAGCCGGTCGATGACCTCGGCGAGCGCGAGCATCGTGGTGACGTCGCGGAACTTCTTGTCGGGCAGGCCGGTCGTCGGGTTGTTCTTGTAGAGCGTCTTGACGCGCTCCACGAGGAGCGACCATCCGACCGACACGAGCGGCGTGATGCCGGCGGCGTACAGGCCGTTGCGGTCGTCCCAGTCGAAGAGACCGTCGCGGGGCGCGCCGAGCAGCGCGTCCGCCACGTCGGGCCCGGACGCGAGCTTCTGGCCGCGGGCCGGCGCGGACGCGACCTGGTCGGCGACGCGGGCGATGCAGCCGACCGCAGACGCGACGAGCTCGTACGCCGGCGACGCGCAGGCCGACTCGAAGCCGAAGTGCGTGATGTGGGAGTCCGTCGTGCGCGCGTCCCCGGCGCTGGCCAGCGTCGAGTAGCTGCCGACGAGACCGACGAACGCGTGCCCACGGCGCCCGACCGTCGGTCCCCACCGCCGTTCCATCTCCTCCTGCACGGCCGTGAGGTTCGTGCTGTCGGTCCAGGGGAACACGATGTAGCGGAAGGCCTCGTCGGCGATGTTCGTGAACGCGCTCGACGCGGTCGGGTTCGTTGCTCCCTGCGTCGTCTGCGCGATGGCGCACCCGATCCCGGCCGGGAGCACCTCGCCCGCCTCGATGCCGCGGTGATTCTTCCGGACGGCGACGTTGGACACGAGGCCCTTGTGCACCGCCGTCAGCGTCACCACGTTGCTCAAGACGGCCGACGTGAACGGGATCTCCGGCATCAGCCCGACCGCCGTGTTGACGGCGTCCGCGACGTCGTCGGCGCTGTCGCCGCTCGTCACCGCGACCTGCACCCGTTGGCCGACGAGGTACAGCGTGACCGTGCCGTCCGCCGTCGCGGGCCCGGTGAACGTGAGCGTGAAGACGGACGCCGTGCCGCCGCTGTTGTCCGCGATCCCGACGGCCTTCAGGACGCCGGTCGGGTAGCTCTGCAGGAAGCGCTTGCAGGCTCGGTAGAGCTGCGACTTCCGGCCGAAGTACACGGCTGCCTCGTCCGCCGTCCGGATCGAGTACATCGTCCCGGCGGTGGCGCTTCCGGCGCTCGTCTTCTGGCCGACGATGAGCGTCCGGTTCGTGCGGGTGATCTCGTCCTGGTAGACGCGATCGAGCTCGACACCGAACAGCGGCGCCTCGGCGTTCGTCGGGTACTCGGAGAACTGCATGGCTTACGCCTCCTCGGTTTTCGCCGAGGGCGGCGGGGGCGCGGCCTCGAGCGCGGTCGTGATCGTCACGGCGCCTTCCTGGGCTCGGCGGCGCCAGTAGTTGGAGTCCCGCACGCGAGCCCCCTCCGGCGGGAGCCAGCGGAGCGGGGAGACACCGTCCGACGGGTACGGCGTCGGCTCGATCGGCTTCACGAACACCACTTCCACGTCAGGTCCCTCCCACGTTGATCTGATCCGAGACTGCGGGCGCGTCCGGGTCCGGCGCCGCGCCCACGTCGTAGCCGCCAGCCACCGTCAGCAGGTCGGTGTCCGGCAGGACCGTGAAGTCGATCGGATGCTCGAAGGTGACCTTCACGATCCGCTTCTGGTGCGACTCCTCGGCGTCCTTCAGGAAGTAGAGCTCGCCGCTCCACTTCTTGGCCGGCCACTGCGCCCGGAAAGACGGCGTCACGAGCAGTGCCCGGAGGCACGCGTACGCCAGCGCGTCGAGCGCGTCGGCCGTCTCGCGATCGGAGCGCCCGACGGCGTAGCACTCGAGCATCAGCACGGGCGCGACCTCCGCCGCGTACGCCGCGCCTGCCCCGATGACGCCCGCGTCGGTGATGACCGACACGTTCACGCCGAGCCGCGTCGCCTTCGCGGGCGCGTCGAGGCGCCCGTTCGTGACCACGAGCCCGGTGATCCCCGCCCCTTCGATGGCCGCGACCGCCGCGTTGCGGAGCGCCGCGATCACGTGCCACCCAGGCGGAGCGTGAGGAGCACGCCGCCGGCGCCATCGTGAACGACGGTCCGGATCGTGTAGGTCTGGCCCCTTGCGCTCACGGTGTCGTCGTCCTCCACAGGCGTCACGTCGTCGATGTCAGCGAGGGCGAGCCGGAGCCGTGGTGCCGTCGAGAGCTGCGCCGCGAGCCCGTGCTCTGCGCTCGTGGCGGAGTCGTCGAAGATGCCGCGGACCGTCCACGACGCCGGCCCGTGCGTGAGGGTCACGTCCTCGCCGAAGGCGGTCGCCGT